CGCCGTGCACCTACGGAACCGGGACCTGCGATCCGCCGGAAAAATATGAATCGTGAGCGTTCGCGCCGCCCCGCCGGCAAGCAATCAGCGAAAGACGCCTACTCCAGCCGCAAGGCGCAGTCCGCCTCGTGGAATAAGCGGGTATCCGCAGCCGGCCGCGACATCGGCGACGTGCCGCCGGTTGCCGATCCAAAACGCCGCGAATCCTGCGAGCGTGACTTCCGCCGGTTCTGCGAGACATACGCCGCCGAGTCGTTCCCGCTGGCGTGGTCCGATGACCACCTGCGGGCTATCTCAAAGATTGAGGCGGCCGTGCTCCGCGGCGAGCTCTTCGCGTTCGCCATGCCGCGTGGCTCGGGCAAGTCGACCCTCTCCATCTGGGCCTGCCTCTGGGCGTTGCTCTACGGGCATCGTCCGTTCGTCATGCTGATCGGTGCCGACCAGGCGATCTCGTGCCAGATGCTGGACGCCATCAAGAGCCACCTAGAGCAGAACGAACTGCTCGCCGAGGACTTCCCGGCGGCGTGCTACCCGATACGGATGCTGGAAGGGATCTCGGCTCGAGCACGCGGGCAGACGTCCAACGGCGAGGAAACGAAACTCACGTGGACTGCCGACCGAGTGACGCTGCCGTGGATCAAGGGAGCGCCGTCCGCCGGGGCAGCCGTTCGCGTCGCGGGCATCACGGGACGCATCCGCGGCATCTCGCACACGCGGCCCGATGGCAAGACCGTGCGACCGTCGCTTGTGTTGATTGACGATCCGCAGACAGACGAGAGCAGCGCCAGCCCGTCGCAGGTCGCCACGCGGCTGCGTGTGCTGACGGGTGCCATTCTTGGTCTAGCCGGGCCTGGCAAGAAGATTTCCGGCCTGTGCACCATCACGGTGATTCGCCCAGACGACCTGGCCGAGCAGCTGCTGGACAAGCAGCGGCATCCGGCGTGGCAGGGCGAGCGGTCAAAGCTCGTCTACGAGTGGCCCACCGCCGAGGATCTGTGGGGACAGTACGCAGAGCTGCGGCGTGAGGGCCAGCGATCGGGTGAGGGGTGTGCGGCTGCGGACAATTTCTACGCCGCCAACCGTGACGCGATGGATGCCGGTGCCCGCGTAGCGTGGGCCGAGCGACTGAACGAGGACGAGTTGTCGGCGATTCAGCACGCTTGGAACCTGCGGATCGACCGGGGCGAATCGTCGTTTTTCGCGGAGTACCAGAACCAGCCGATGGCGGATGACATCGCCGCCGACAAGCTGGACAAGCGGGAGCTCTCAGCCCGTGCCGTGTCGCTAGAGCGTGGCCGCATTCCGTTGGCACACCAGACGGTCACGGCGTTCATCGACGTGCAGGAGCGGTTGCTGTATTGGCTCGTAGCGTCGTGGGGCGAGTCGTTTGGCGGGCACGTCGTGGCCTACGGCACGTACCCAGACCAGGGCGTGAGTTTCTTTGAAGCTGCCCAGGCGAAACGGACATTGGCACTCGCAGCCAAGGGTGCCGGGTTTGAGGGGGCGCTTGCTGCGGGCTTGGAGAAGTTGACGCAGCAGTTGCTCGGCATGGAGTGGAGGCGGGAGGACGGCACAGCCATGCGGATCACGCAGGGGATGATCGACGCCAACTGGGGCAAGTCAACGTCTACCGTGCGGACGTTCTGCCGTCGGTCGCCCTTTGCTGGCAGCCTGCTACCGAGCCACGGTGCCGGCGTCGGCGCGTCATCGCAGCCGCTCACGGACGGTGGCAAGAGTCGTGGCGACAAGGTGGGGTTGAACTGGCGAATCGGCCAGATTTCAGCAGGGCAGAGGTCGGCCCGCTACGACACGAACTTCTGGAAGACGTTCGTCACGGCTCGCCTGCGTCTGGCGATTGGCGACCCCGAGGCGATCACGCTGCACGCCGGCCGGCACGACATGCTGATCGACCACCTGACCGCCGAGTACCCGGTGCGTGTTGAGGCGAAAGGCAGAGTCGTGGACGAGTGGAAGATGGCCGGCAGGGAAAACCACTGGCTTGACTGCCTGGTGGGCTCGGCGGTGGCGGCCAGCATCGCAGGCATAAGGCCCGTAGCGACCGAGGCGGGTGGTAGAAGCCGCCGAAAGGTGACAATCCCGACGAACGAGAATGGGAAACGAGTGATTCAGATCAAGCGGCTTAAATGAATCAGATCACGCTGACCAACGTGGACGGGCTGGACCCGCGGGACATGCTGGCTATCCGCTCGCGGCTCACGAAGCCGGGCAGCGAGTTTCAGCTAGAGGTCGCCGCGGTGCTGGAAGGCGAAGGCAGCAGCTGCACGCCGCTTGCGGTCTGGCACCGCGACGGCGCGATGCTTGGCTGGGCGTGTTCGCACGTATGGCGGCAGATGCAGACGCTCGAGCAGTTTGTCGAGGAACGCTATCGCGGCGGCGGCATCGGCACTGCGTTGACGTCCATGCTTGTCGCGTCTGGCGTGATTGAGATCGCCAAACCACTGGCGGTCTTTTCGCCAACTACTGCCGACATCGCACGCCGGATAGGCGTTGCGGAGGTCGTGCTGTATCAGCGAAACGGCAGCGAGTGGCTGGAGGTCTGATGGCATACCCGGTCACGGAGTGCCAGTCTTGGCCGTAGCGTTGCTCGCATGAGCGACGAACTGCGCCAAAAGATTGCCGAGACGGCTTCCGGGCCTGCGCGTGTCCGCACGGATGCGGGCGAGGTCGAGGCGCAGAATCTCGGCGCGATGATTGAGGCCGACAAGTACCTGGCCGCTCGCAGTGCCGCCACGAACAGTGGCAGCAACACGCGGCGCGGCCTGCGCTTCAACAAGCTGATCCCGCCAGGGACGACGTAGTGGGACTGTTCGGCAATCTCTTCGCGAAGACAAAGCCTCCTGCGGTGGCTGTGCCGTTGCACGTCCGAGCCCGGTTTGACGCCGCCGAGTCGGTGGATGACCGACGCCACTGGGCAAACGCTGATGCGTTCGCCGCCGATACCGCCCTGTCGCCGGAAAAGCGGCGAGTGATGCGGAATCGTGCCAGGTACGAGCGGGCCAACAACTCCTATCTCGCTGGCATGTCGGCAACGCTGGCCAATGACCTTGTCGGCACCGGGCCGCGGCTGCAATTGATGGACGGTTCCGAGTCGGCTCGCGCCGTTGAGAAGGCGTTTTTTAATTGGTCTTGGCAGGTAGACCTGGCGGCGAAGCTGCGGACGATGCGCGAATCGCTCGTCACTGACGGCGAAGCGTTCGCCATGATGATTACCAACCCGCGACTGCCTGGCGTTCAGCTTGACCTGCGGCTGGTGGAAGCCGAGATGGTCAGCGAGCCGGTCAATCCGGTGTCGCCGAGTGTGTCGCCTGACGGGTCTACGGTCGACGGGCTTGAGTTTGACGCCGTTGGCAACGTCGTGGCGTATCGGGTGCTGAATTACCACCCAGGTGCCAACTTCCGCATCAACGCTGTGGAATACCAGCGTGTTCCGGCGGCGCAGATGGTGCACTGGTTCCGCCCCATTCGTCCTGGCCAGCATCGCGGGCTTCCCGAGGTGGTGCCGGCGTTGCGTCTGTTCGCCCAGCTGCGGCGATACACCGAGGCGGTATGTGCCGCCGCAGAGACGGCCGCCGACTTCGCTGGGTTTCTGCGGACGAACTCGCCCGCCGCCGAAGTGGACGAGGTCGAAGCGTTTGCCGAGATGCCGATTGAGAAGCGGACGATGGTCACGCTTCCAGACGGTTGGACGTTCGAGCAGTTGAAAGCCGAGCAGCCAACGTCCACTTACGCGATGTTCAAGCGTGAGCTCATCAACGAGATCGCACGCTGCCTGCAGCTGCCGTTCAACGTCGCTGCCTTGGATTCGTCGTCTTACAACTACGCCAGCGGTCGCATGGATCATCAGGTCTACGCGACGACGCAGAAGATCATGCGCGATGACATTGAGCGCGTGATGCTGGACCGCGTGCTAGCCGCATGGGTCAACGAAGCCGCGCTCGCAGGCGTGCTTCCCGAAGGTCTGCCGCCGTTCTCCGAGTGGGATTGGGGCTGGCAGTGGGACGGCAAGGAACACGTCGACCCGTCCAGGGAAGCCAACGCTGCCGAGACCAGGCTGCGGACGCACACGACCACGCTGGCAAGTGAATACGCCAAGCAAGGCAAGCAGTGGGACGTCGAGTTAAGGCAGCGTGCCACCGAAGTGGCGCTGATGAAAGAGCTCAATCTCTTTGTCGACTTTACGCCGGAAACGAACTACGGCGGAACGCTTGACGAGAACGGCGAACCAATGGGGGCGCAATGAACGCAATCAAGCTGGATTCTGGCGTCACGTTTTTGCAGGCCGCCGAAGGCGATTCGGCACCGGCTGGCAAGAAGTTTCGCATCGTCGCCTACACGGGCGCTCCGATCCGTCAGGGCTGGAGCCGCGAGCCGGTCGTGATCGACATGGCCGGGATGCAGCTGCCGGCGACCGTGCCGGTAGTGGTCGGTCATGACTATGCACTTGGCTCTATCGTTGGGCAGGGTCGCCCGTTCATTGAGGCCGGGCAGATCATCGTTGAGGGCGAGATCCTCGCTGACAACGAGAACGCTCGGCAGGTCGCTGCCCTCGGTGCCGCTGGCTATCAGTTCCAGGCGAGCGTTGGTGCCGACGTCCGCAGGCACCAGAAGATCGACGCTGAAGGCGTCACCACCGTCAACGGCACTGCCCACATTGGGCCAGTGCGAATCGTCAAAGCCTCATCGCTGCGTGAGGTTTCGTTCGTCACCTTGGGCGCTGATGCAGCTACCAGCGTCGCCATTGCCGCCGAAGAGGCGGCAGAGGAGTCAGTCATGGCGGACCACGCCAGCGAGAAGCCCGCCGACGTCATTGAGACGCCGGTGGAAGTCACGGCGAGCGTCGCCGTGGAGACCAAGCCCGAGGTCGATCACGCTTCCGTGATCGCTGCTCTTACCGAGAAAGTCACCAACATGGAAAAGCTGATCGCGACCCGCGACGAGCGGCCCGCCGCCCCGTCGGTGCATGTCGTGGCGAACGTCGCCCCGACTGCCGAAGTGATCGAGGCGAGCTTTGCCCTCCAGGGCGGGCTGCCGAATGTCGAGAAGCAGTACGACGCCAAGACGCTGGAGGCCGCCGCCAAGATTCAGCGGACCAGCAGCCTCGGCGAAGTCCTGCTCTCGGCTGCTGCGGAAGGCGGTTACACCGGCCCGCGCAAGATTTCCGCTGCGACGCTGCGTCCGATCCTCGCTGCGGCGTGGGCCACGCACAGCATCGGCGGCATCCTGTCGAGCACCGTGAACAAGTTCCTTCTCGCCGGCTTCAACGGCGTGGAGTCCTCGTGGCGGTCCATCTCGGCGGTTCGCAGCGTCAACGATTTCAAGGTGCTGACGAGCTACAGGCTTAACGGCGGCATGAAGTTTGAGAAGGTCGCCAACGGCGGCGAACTGAAGAATGCTGGCGTCAGCGATGAGTCGCGGACCATCTCGGCGGACACCTACGGCATCATGACGAGCGTCACTCGCGCTGACCTCATCAACGATGACCTCGGCGCTCTGACTGCGGTGCCGCAGCGGATCGGTCGTGGCGGTGCTGTGAAGCTAAACGATGTCTTCTGGGCTTCGTTCCAAGACGATTCGGCGTTCTTCACCACGGCTCGCGGTAACAAGAAGACGACCGCCGGTGCTCTCTCCCTGAGCAACCTCAAGGCGATCGCCACCCTGTTCCGCAAGCTGAAAGATCCCGATGGCAACCCGGTTGCCGTTGAGCCCCGCGTGCTCCTTGTCCCTGCGGACATCGAGCTTGCAGCGGCTGAGATCATGGGCTCGTCGCTTCTGGTTGGTGGTTCGTCCGCTGCCCCGGATCGC